CGGAGTTTGTGTACAATGTATTACTATTGTATCAGTTATTTGTCTTTTGTCCATTATGTAAATAGTCCTATTAGTGTTAAAATTGTAGCACCTAGACCACCTAAAATTGCATATAAAATTCTATCTACCTTTGTATGTAATCCTTCTATGTCTTGATGCAAGTGTTTGAGGTGATTATTTTTTATTGTATTTATATCTCTTCGCAACCCTGTTATATATCCGTAGATGGATATTAAATGTTCACTAGTTGTTTTAGGTTGCTTAGCCATATTATTTTTTTTGGTCAAAGAAATCTTGCATATATTGTAATGTGCTTTCTTTATCCTTTTTCTTTTGCTCTTTTTGTTTTTTAAATTTAGGACTTGGAACAACAGTCTTCTGCCCTATTAAATTTTCAAATACATGATCTAAATCTTGTAAAGCTAATTGCTCTATTACAGTTTGAATCATAGCATTTTCTTTTTGTAATATATCTTCTATTTTATTTGCTTTATCTATAGCTGACATATTAGGCATTCTTTCATATGCTGTTCTTGCATCCCTTGCCTCATTTAATAATTGTGCAACTTTTCCTAAGATAGGGCTTAAATCGCTAAGCATAGTTACTTCATCAGATTGAAACTTACCAGTTTCTTGAAATTTCTTTTTATCTTTTATAAATTTTTCAAAAAGATCTAATTTAGTTGTTATACGTCTTTTATCACTAATAGTGCTTAAATCTAATTTTGAATATTTTTTTGCTTTAGAATATAAATCATAAAAATCTCTATGATATTTTGTATTCTTTAATGGTGTTTCTACTCTAAATCTTCTTGTAACTATTGATAATGGGTTCTCAACTATTCTAGCTTCATCAGCTCTTCTTTCAGGTTTTGGACCTCTAATATCTTTCATTGTACTTTCATACAACATATGTTCAGCTACATCAGGTATATATTGTAACATACCTGCAAAATAAGATCTTATTAAATAATCTACAGTTATTGGACTAATTGCATAGTCAACTTCTTTACCATCAGCTGCTACAGTGCCTTTTAAATTAGCGGTTAAATTAGCAATTTTTTCAGCAATAACTCTAGTGCCACCATGTTTTCTCATTTTATTTAAATTGGTGACAGAATAAAAACTTTCTACAGGTCTACCAGTGTAAAAATTATAACCAATCATTAATTCTAATAAAGGATTAACTGGAGTTGGTAATGCAACACTAGGTAAAATATTCATTAAAGAACTAAGAAAATACTTTTGAGTTAAATAACTACTTTTCTTTTCTATACCCTCTTGTATTCCTATAAAAATATTACCTGCAAAACCAAAGTCATATGGTTTAGGCACTGCAAAAAATCCTGTACCTTTACCTTCTGGTCCTGTAATATTTAATTTTGGTAATTTAGTTTCAGGATCAATATCAACAGAAAAATCTGGAAATAAATAATTTAATTGTTTAATTCTAGGATCTAACTGATTATATTCATCATACTCTTTATTTAAATTATGTAATAATAAATCTGGTAGTACCACTGTTGCAAGTATTAATGGAACTGCTCTTTTGGGTTGTTCAACTAAAACTCTTCCACCTCTATATAAACCTTGAATACCAGCGTTAAAAAACATAGTATTTCTAGACCATGTATTTAACCAAACACTAGAACCTTTCATGCCAAAATCAGTTGCAACCTCCCTACCTGCAAATGCTGCACCCATATCACTAAATCCAGCTTTCTTTGCTAAATTATATTCTGCAAATCTTGTACCATATTCAACCTTTGAAACAAAATCTTTATAGCCAGCCCAGCCTGCACCTAATGTTTTACCATATATTTTGCTTAAACTATTAACATAAAATCTACTTAAATCACTTTTACCATATTCTAGTATATTATCTGTTGCAGATTTTAATGCTTTTTCTGCATCTATTCTAGATGAGTAACCCATTCCTGATACATGAGCTTGCCTATATACATCTGTTAATCTGTATGCATCAACTACACCTTTTGCTGTGCTTGCTACAGGTATAAATCCAGGACCTATAGCATTTGATCCTAATTTAGAAGCTGTTATTCCAAACGCTGAATTTATTACACCTGATAATGTATCTCTTATAGCATTGAATGCAATAAATGGTGGTGAGTAAGTTATAGCTCTAGATGCTAATCTAGTATACTTTGCAAAAAATCCTGTTTGTAAAAAATTTACTACGTTACTAACATTATCACCAATACTTTGGTATGCAGCTACAAAATTTTTATCTACAATTTCATAGTACTCTGGTTTACCTTTTCTATAAACAATATCTAAAACATTTTCAGATCCAATTTTTTTAACTGTTCCTGCAAATGCTGCTATATCAACTGTATCTTTATCATTTAATGTTTTTCCTATTACTCTTAAACCACCTCTTTCTAATGCCTTTATTGCACTATCAGTAATAGCGGATACTTGCTCAACACTAGGTGTTACTTTTTTAAATAAAGTATTACCATCTAAATCTTGTACTTCTATTAGATCACCTTTTTTATTGAATCTACCTTTTAGTTTACCATTTCTAACAGCACGACTAAACATATCATATAAAGATAGTTTAGCAACATTTCTATCCGCTGCTGCTACGTTTTTATATACATAATTTACTATATTATCATATATATTAAGTTCACCTTCTAATTTTTGTTGTGCAAATCTTTTTCTAGCAGATGCACCTATAGGTGACATTTTAACAGTTTGCTCTTGAATACTTTTAAATAAACTTTTTTGATTTGTTCTATATAAAGGTACAAAGACTGGATTAGCTTCTAAAAAATCTCTAGCCATTTGTGGGCTAATTACTTCTGCATCAATTAGATCTCTTAATGCATCATCAGTAAATAATTTTAACTGTCTTATACCTAATTTGTAGTCACCTTTTCTAGTTAAATCTTCTTTATATTTTGCTTTGTATGCTGCTGGTGACATCTCACCAAAGTCTATTAATTGTTCTACTTCTTTATCTGTATAAGGTAAACCTTTTGATTTTCTACCTTTTTTCTTATTATAATTTACAATAGCTCTTTGTCTTTTTGCCCCAGCATATTGTAAAAAAATAGGTATTTCTCCTGTCTCATCAAATGGTTTTAAAACTTGATTTAGTCCTGGTTTTCCTGTTTTTTGTGGACTCATGTTTGCTGAATATAATGCAGGTCTTCTGTAGTAACCACTCATAATATATTCATTAGCTTTTGTTGCACTAGCAGCTGTAAGTCTTAACATAAAGTACGGATTACTTATTGGGTCTTGAAATTTTTTAGCTACTCTACCACGTTTATCTAATATTTTTTTTGGTAGTTTACCTCGATCATAATATGCTTTTTTTAAATCAGCAACTGATCCACCTATACCTTCAAACTCTTCTTGTAAAACTTTAAAATAATCGTGCTGGTCAACTAGTTTTGTTTTGTATAAACTTACTCTACTCTTTGGATTAGCTGGTGCATTTAAACCTTCATCATTTGCTTTTGATGTTTTTGTAATAGTATTCTCTAAAGTTTTAGGTAATTTAATTTTATTTCTATTTATATTTTCTAATACAACTTTTGTACCATAACCAGTTCCTGCTGAAACAAAGAATCCAAATCCAGCACCTGCAACAGCAACAAGCCCTGTTCTCATAGGGTCATAATTATTTATTAAATTAATTTCTTTTTCAGTAGTCTGTGCTGCTATATCTGATATTGCTAATCCTGTTGCGTCTACTCCAGCGATTGCAGCAGAAGCTGTTAGTAATTTTTTTCTACCTAATTTAGTTGCCCTTTTAGATAGCTCATCATTTTTTAATATTAAATCTTTTGGAGTTAATTTTTTACCTTTCTGTTTAGCAGCTTGTTTTAATCCTTCCTGAATTACTTTCTGTCCAGTTTTTCTAGCAACAAAACCGCCAACACCACCACCAATAACATTTAAAGGATCTAATAAAGCATAACCTAAGTTAGACATAAAACCTTTAAATCCTCTACCACCTTCTTCATAAAAGTTTGGCAGATTATGCCAGTAGTTTATTAGATAAGATAAATTTTGTTTTTGTCTTTCTGGTACATTTGAGGTAAAGTTCAAACTTAAATCACCGCTTATAGCACCTAAAGTATTTGATTGTCTAAATGTTGAATCAGAAATATATTCATTAATAGCATCTTCATCAGACTCAAACTTTGAACCTTTTTTATAAAAGTAATAATCTTTAATAACTCTTGCTAATGCCTTATCTTCATAAATATTATCAAAAGTATATTTAACATTATTACCTCTTTTATCCAAAGGTATAGCTGCTTTCTCTGTAGTTGAACCAACTTCTGGTCTTGGTACAGGATCTTTACCTTCAAAGATTTTATATAAATCTTTTTGAAGATCAATAGCTGACATTTTTATCTGCCTCTTGCGTTATTTTTATTATATGCAAATTGAACTGCAAATCGTAAATTTTTTATTTGCTCACCTGGTTTATTTGGATCTGCTAATGGTAATGCTATTTCTGGTATTGATTTTAAATAGTAAGAAATTAAATCATCATTACCTGTAAATTGTTCAGCTTTATCTGCTAAATAACTTACAATTTTAATTGCTTGATCTGCATTCATTATTGTTTGATCACCTGAATTAGCTGCAAATTCTTCTGCAGCAGTAACTAATTGATCTTTAACACCAATAGCTGTGCCTTCTATAGGACCAAATGCTCCTTGTGGTGCTTTTGTATAATTTGTAAAATTACCTGATAAAAAATCACCTACATTTGTTTGTAAATAATTTCTAGCAAATCTTATTGCACTTGCTACGTTTCCGCTACCATCAGCCTCTTTAAATCTATATAAATTATTGATTGCAACTTCTTTTACAGCATTAACTTCATCTTGTCTTTGTGCACCAGGTTGTAATAATAATGTTTGGGACTGTGCATCAAAAACAGAATCAACTTGTAATTGTTGTGCTATCTCTGTGTTTAATTCATTAGTGCTATATTTAGGTATAGCTGGTAAGAATAAAGGTATTGAATCTGCTACAGTTGCAGCTGCTTCCATAGTTTGTCCTGTTTTAACATCAAAGATACTTTGTCTATCTGATACTGGAACCATTTCTGGAGTTCTTTCTTCTGTAGCTGCTTCAAGTTTACCTTGTGCAGCAATAGTATCTGATGGTTTTAATCTATCACCAAATAGCATTCCTCTAATTCCTTTTTTAGGTGCACCAGGTGATACTAATAAATCTCTAACATTAGATCTATCTGCAAATATTGAGTTTACTCTATCTTCTCTTTCTTCAACAGATTGTTCTCTCACGTTTGTTAAAGAGCTTGCACCAAATACTGATTTAAAATCTTCGTCAGACATTTTAGTTTCAAGTTTATTTCTAAAACTTTTTTCAGTATCTTGTGTAGAGTTAATAAATTTATCTATTCTAGCAAATGCATTATCAATATTTCCATCCTCATAATAACCATAGTTATCAAAGGCTTCTGCTATTTTTTCACCGTATCTATTAGTAACAGCTTGTTTAACTTTTTTAATTTTATTTAATTCTGCTTTTTGTAAAGGTATCTCTACTTCATATAATTTTTTTCTTACGCCATCAATTATATCACCTTTTAATTTATCTGATGCATCTTCATCAGCTAAATACTGTTCACCTGCTCCTAATAAAACATTTACTAGTGGATTAACCATTATTCCTCCTTCATCTCTGGTTTAGACATTAAACCTTCATTTTGTGATTCTATTACTGGAGATTGTTCAACAACTTCTTCTATTCTTTCATTTGCTTCTTTTAATGTTAACATATCTCTAACAGTTGTATTTTTAGTTTCTAATTCATCAATTGAAATAACTAATTTACTTACACCTGCTCTAATACCTATTGCTGCTAGCATTTTCATTAATGGTTCAACAGTTAGAAATCCTACATCAGGAGTAAACTCTCCTTCTGCAAAACCTGTAAAAGTTAATATTCGTGCTAATGCTTCTACTGGTATTCCTGACTCCATCATTACAATCATTTCTTCTGCAACTTCTGGATCAGTAAGTCTATTCCAAAATTTATCTAATGCTTCTTCAGGTGTTGTAGTTTTTGGTGGATGTTCCCAAGGATAATTACCTGGTTCATCTGTTAATGACTGACCTGCTACAGGTGCATCAAATGGATTGTATTGTGGTTCTTGTATATTATCGTTTAATAATTTTGCCATTATTTTTTACCTAGTGATGCATAGTATCTTGCAACTGCAAACTTACGCATTCTTGAATTCCATTCACCTAATTTATCTTCAAAGGTTGTTGCTCTTCCTATTGATTGTACTCTTCCAGCCATTCTAGGTGACATCATTCCAGTAGAAACTTTTGCTCCACTAAAACGTTGATATCCTGTTTTTAACATACTTAAAGTATCTAAATAATTTTTATATGCAGCTCTTGAATTTTGATATCCCTCGCTATCTCCTTTAAATAATTTTTTTAAAAAACCTTTAACACCTTTTGATTTAGATGTTTTAACTGGTGGTAGATCAAATTCAACATCAGCTGGATTTGGTGCTTTAGGCATCTCCTCACCTTCTGAATAATTTATTGCCATATTTGCAAATGATCCTGTATTTTGTGCAGCATTTGTAAATAAATTTTTTAATTTAGTTATCATTTATTCTCCTATTTAAATTTAGAAAATACTTGCATTCCAAACTGTCCTAACATTCCATATAGTGCAGCTTTTTGTGCATTATTTTGTATATCTAAACTTGTTGTTCTTTCTAGTGCAGCTACAGCTAAATTATGATTTCTATTGTTTTCATTTTCTGATGAAGTATTAACCCAAGATGCTTCATCTCTCCATTGTTGCCATAGTGCAGATAATGCATAGTTACTTAAGTTTAATAAATTTTCTGCATTAGTTTGATTTGCAGCATTAACAGCAGAAGTATTAGCAGTATTAATTTGTCTTCTCCAAGTAACATTAGATTGATCTATAACTCTTTGATTCTCTGTATTAAATCTTTGTCTTTGATCTTCTAGTGTTGCATTAAATTGTGAGATAGCTGAATTTCTTTGTGCGTTAGCATCTGCTATTGCTGTAGCATTTTTAGCATTTAATGCTGAAACTTTATTTAACTCAGCACTATTAAACTGATTCATAGCATCAAGTCTTTTTGCATTCTGTTCTTGAATTGTACTATTTAAACTATTATAAAATTGATTAACTTGATTTTGACTTGTTGCATTAAATTGTAATGCTGCATTTCTAGCTGCATTATCAGTTAATAATACTTGTTGTCTTGATTGTAAATTTTGTAAATTAGCTTGCTGATTATTAGACAAGTTAGCCATATCCATTTGTAGATATGCTTGTGCATTTGTTACAGCAGCTTGTTGGTTATTAGCTAAGTTTTGAAATATAACTTGTTTGTATGTATTTGCATCAGCTTGTGCTATAGGTATTGATGATTGTAATATACCTTCTGCTAGTGCTTCAGCTAACATTGTAGAAGAACCTAATCCTCTAGCTTGCATAGTTGCCTTTGCAGCTTCAGCAGCCCCTCTAGCAAATGCAGGCAATGGTGTGCCTTGCTGTAGTGATTGCTGTATATCACTAGAAATATTTTCTAATTGTCCCTGCACTGTTGCTCTAGGATCTAAATTAGCTAATGATTGTGTAGCTGCAGTCATAGGAGCTGTAACAGTTCCTTGTGCTGCTTGCATTTGAGATGCAGTACCAATCGTTGCAGGAGTTACTTGCCCAGCTGTTGCAGGAGTTACTGTAGATACAGCTGTAGGTGTAGCTCCAGTTACCCCAGCTGCAGTAGGTGCAGTAGCAGCTGTACTTTGTGCTGCAACTGTTCCTGTTACACCTGGTGTAGTTAATAATTCATTAGTCTGTACATTTTGTACTTGAGGTGTAATACTAGTTCCTTGAGGTAAACTAGGTTGTGTTAATAGACTATCAATTAAACTTACAGCTTTTTTACTGCCAGTTTGTTGTGTTTGTGAAGGTGTCAGTGCACCTGGTTGTAATGCTGTTGCCATTATCTACCTTGTCCTCTATATCGTTTCATATTTTTTTTTGCGTGTTTGTTGGGTCTCTTAGCGTGTCTGCCAGGTCTTTTCTTTTTTGTTTGCCTTACAAAATTATTAACGCCAATGAGGGATTTGCGTTTTGCCATATTATTTTATCTTTTAAACCAAGATGGTAATCCTAAATGTAATCTTTTATCAAACATATTATCTTTTGATCCTGGGGTTTTACGATTATTATAATGTAAGAATACCTGTATGCATTCTTTACCTTTAAATTTTTCTCTCCAATGTTCTAATTCACAACCAGAATAAACTAACATATCTCCTTGTTTTAAATCTACTTTAACACCTTTTTTACCAGTCTCTCCTGATGGTTCTAAATATATAGGCCAATCATCACCACCAAGATTCATAGTAGTAGATATTTCACAACTGAATCTATCTTTGTGTCTTTTTAATTCATCACCTTTTTTGTATATTCTTGCATAGGTATAAGCTGGATATAATTTTAATCCTGTTGCTTTTTCCATACCTGGTTGACATTTAAGCAATAAAGTCTCCATAGCTATATTAGCATATTGAGAATAAGTGTTTGGTATTTGCCCATCAATAGGGTCTTCATAATATCCAAGTATATTTTCAAAAGGTGAAAAGTATTTACGTTCTCTACAAGTATCATATACTTGTTTTTGCATACAAAAATAATTTGCAATAAATGAAGCTAAATCTTTTGATATGGCCTGCCGTATAACTGTGTATTTATTTTTTTTAAACGACATCTCTAGCCATCTCCTTTGGAATAGCTGTAATATTCCAATGAATAAATCTAAAGGGTTCTATCCCATGATCAACAGCATATTCATGTTCTAAATAACCTGGAAATATAATCAATGTTCCTGGTTTAGGTCTCATATGAAATTGTTCATGACCACCCCATACACCTTTTAAATCTGGTTTCATTTTTAATTTTGTACATCTTGCTCCAGTCTTTGGTTCATGAAATACTGGATAAGAAGTTTTATTACTACATTTTAAAAAATAAAAACCTGATACATGTTGATTCCAATGTATGTGTGCAGAGTGATGTCCGCCACCTTTTTTAGAAAACTCTTGGACCCACATCTCACTAAACATAGTTTCATATTGTGACATATCATAACCTTGATGGTCTAGATACTCCCAAGATTTTTGACCAATGTAATTTCTAAAATCTAAAAAGTCATTGTCTTGTGTTAGTGGTGTTGAATGATATGATCTTCCAAAATCACCAAATTCTTTTATATATTTTTTTTCTCTATTTCTAGCTTCTTTAATATATTTATTGCTAGCTTTATTTAACGATTTAACAAACTCTGGTTTTTCTTCATTCCAAATAGTTGTGCTAAAATAATTATTTATGTACATTATTTAAAAGGCCTCCCTAAATTCCATACGACTAATGAGTATCGTGTACCTGATGTTACGGGTTTTACTCTATGCCAAACGAACGAGGGAAATACTATTATTGATCCTTTGGATAAAATTTCTTTACATTGTATTCTATGTTTTAATTCATCTCTCATATTTGGAGAATAATTTCTAAAATCAAATTCTAATTCTCCACCTGTATATTCTGAACCATCTGTTAATTGACATGTCATAGATAGTTTTCTTATCATACCATGATCTACTGAACCTGGTCTATCATAGGCTTTATCCCAACTATCACAATGCCAATCATAATATTGGTTTAATTTATATTTTGTAAATTGACAGGCCTCTGATCTTTCCCATTGAAAATTCCAACCAGCTGCTTTATTTGCTTCATGAACATATGGATGTAATTCTTTGTATATCCATTTATCTTCAAGCCATACTAAATCTGATTTTCTTTTTTTTTGTAAATTCTTAACTTCTTCTTTATTTAATTTTTTATTATCAAAACCACCTGTTCTAGCCATAACTTCTTTTTGCTGTAATGCATATTGTATTACATCATCACAGAATCTAGGTGTTAATGCAGATTTAAAATACCAATAGTAATTAGATATATTCATATGTTATTGTTTGAATAAAATTCAAACTATCCCTCTGAGTATTTGTTATATAGTACATACATGTTGAGGGAAACATAATAAATTTATTATTTTCTAATTTAATATCCCAGCTTCTACCTTTACGTCTGTTATCATCATAATATATTCTAACATTACAATTATTAACTTTAACTCCATAAATAAAAGTAAAGTCTGGTGAGTCTCTAAGATCTACTGGATCAATATTTAATAATGGAATACTTACTTCATTTGGTTTATAAATATTACCCCAAGTTGATTTATTTATTAAAACTCGTTCATACTTAACATTAAAGTGATCTCTCATATAAGTATTAAGCATATCCCAACTTTTTGAAAATGGAAAAGGTGAATCTGTAATATCAGATTGTAAAATATCTATGCTTAACTTATCTCGATCTATTTCAAAATTTTTTGGCATAGCAATGTCACCATGATACAATGCTATTTCCGACAATGTATTTTTGTTCATATACCTATCTATTATACACTCCTATTGTAAAAAGTCAATGTTTTTGAGAGGTATATTTTATTATTCTTTTGAATCTAATAAATCCCAAGATTGATTATCCTCATTCCAAGAATAAATCCATATGTGAGTATTAGCTTCATTTTGTTCTTCTTGTTCTGCAGTTAATGCTGGGGCATCACCAATTGGTGATTGCCATTGTGCAGTTGTAGTATTTTTTACCCAAGATGCATGTGGTTTTTTAGGCCAAAAGATATTAGTATCTTCATCCCAAGAATACCCTATACCAGCGTAATTTCCTCTAAATGCTTTAGAGTCATCACCTGATTTATGTTTATTATTGTATGTATTGTAAGAAGTCTGGATCCACATTTGTGCAGGCCAATTATTGTGCCTTTCCAAATACTGTTGACCAACAGCTTCATCTTCAATACCATCAGCATTAAGCATGTCTTTGTTATCAAGTGTTAGCACTTGAATAACTTTACCGTTAGCTCCTAGTTTTGCAAAATGTGCCATGTTTGTTTTCTCCTATTTGTTTATTATTGATATCTATATCTTATTATTACAACTCCTGAACCACCTGTACCACCCGCATTACAATTGTGTCCACCACCTCCGCCACCACCTTTATTAGTTCCACCTGCTCCACCTGCATTTGTTCCTGGACTTATTCCACCAATACCACCACCGAATGGTGATGCTGGATTAGTTGCAGCTTGTGGTCCATTAGGATTATATGGGACTGCTGTACCGCTAGCATTACCTCCACCAGAATAACCTACTGATGAACCAGTAATTCCTGTTGATACTCCTACTCCACCTTTACCACTTATTCCTGGAGGTGTTCCCTGTGTTCCTGCTGCACCAGCACCTCCTCCACCACCACCTCTATAATCAGGTGGGGCATCAATTCCTGTTGCTCCATTATTTCCTTGAGCAGGGTTTGTTGGTGGTGTATTTCCTGTTCCACCAGTTCCTGCTGTTTGTGAAGATCCTCCACCCCCAGAACCACCTGGATCACCTGGTCTTGCAGGTGAACCTGTTGGACCACCTTCTGATCCACCTCCACCGCCTCCTGCTGACGTAATTGAATTAAAACTTGATGTAGAACCTGAACTTCCTTGATCTGTTCTAGCTGTTGGACCACCTGCACCCCCAGCACCAACTGTTATTGGATAACTTTGTACTGCTAAAGTTGCATAAGTCATAGGTGATGCTCCTAAAGGAGAAGCTGTATAGCCAGTTGATGATCCTGGACTTTCTCTAAATCCACCAGCACCTCCACCGCCTCCAACATGAGATATATTTCCTACTCCACCTCCACCGCCTCCTGCTACAACTATAAAATCTGCATATCTATCAGGTGTTGATGTTGCTGTCCTTGTTACTTGAAAAGTTCCAGGTGAAGTAAATGTATGTATTTTATAATTTCCATCTGTTGTTTCTGTTCCGCCTGTTGCACATATATATGGAGGTACACCTGTTTCTGTATCTTCTGCGTTTTGAACATTAACCCAACCTTTTGTTGAATCAACGTAAACAAAAGTTGCAGCCTGACCATTAACAGCTAATGTTGCATCTTGTGCTATACCACCTATTTTTTCTGAACCATTAGGTGATATATTAAAATTATATGTTGCAAAGTTTCTTGCATAATCTGATACTGCAACAATAGCTCCAGCACTTCCTGCTGGTAAATTCATTGTTAATGCACTTCCAGAATTTATAAAATAACCTTCACCACTTACTGCTGTAAATGTAGAAGTTTTTGGAGTTGTTTGCCAGTCAACAGCACCCGTTCTACCAAATCCTGTTTGTGTTCCATTATTTGTTATTGTTACACCTGCAGGAATAGTAAATGTATCACCACTATCTCCAAGTGTAGTTGTTCCGCATGCTGTTTTTGGACTAATTTTATTTACTTTTAATTCACTCATATGTTACCTAATTTTGATATTTATATCGTATTACTACAATTCCACTACCACCAGCTTGTCCTACAAAAGGACTAGAAGGACTAGGAGCACCACCAGATGATGCACCACCACCGCCTGTATTAGCTGTTCCTGCTTCACCTACACGAGCTGGACTTGTTACGCAAGATGGGTTTGCTGGAGAACCACCATTTCCTCCGCCACCAAGACCACCTATTCCTCCTGGGCCAGGAGCTGGATTTGGAGTATATACTCCTCCTGCACCACCACCTGAATAATATTGAACACAACTTACGACTTCACCAGTTGATCCCCAAGTGCCAGAAGCAAAACCTGCTCCATCTCCACCATCTCCACCAGCATTAGGTGGATTACTTGGGTTATTTCCACCATCAAATCCTGTTTGAATAGCACCCCCACCACCACCAAGTCCTACGTTATCAGTTGTAGCAGGAGCTGGATTAGTTGGATGACCTGATCCTACACCACCATCATTTCCTTGAGGGGGGCTTACTGGAGGTGTATTTCCAGTTCCTGCTACATAAGTTTTTCCACCACCTCCGCCTGATCCTCCTGGTTTTCCAGCATCATCAGAAGTAGGTCCAAGACAACCATGACCACCAGCTCCACCACCTGTTGATGTTATTGTTGAAAAAATTGAATTAGCTCCATTACTTCCAGCATTACCTGGTCCTGCAGAACCTCCTGCTCCACCAGCACCTACTGTAATAGGAAAGCCTGTTGCTGAAACTGGTAAAGCTGAAACTCCACATACTAAAGGTTTTGCTGGTTGGCAGCCTATTGAAAAAGTTGTTGCACTAGCTCTAAAGCCTCCTGCACCTCCACCACCAGATGGAGTATTACTATGAGCAAGTCCAGGAGTTCCTCCACCACCAGCAACTACTAAATAATCCACTGTATTTGAGCCTCCTACATTACCAGCACAAGAAACACAAAAAGTTCCTGGTCCTGTAAATACATGAATTTTATAATCTCCACTTGTAGAAACTGTATTTCCACCTGTTGCAGTTACATAAGCTGGAAGTGTTGATACACTAGCAAATGTTGTAGATTCTATTGATCTCCACCCAACAGTAGAATCAACATAAATTAATGTTAAACCTTGACCTTCTGTACTTAACCTTAATGAACCTGCTGCAGTTCCTCCATTAATTTTAACACCACTTGGTGCTTGAACTATAAAATTATTACTATCAAAAGTATTATTATAATCTTGAATTGAAATAATATCACCAGCACTAGCACTTGGTAAAGTCATAGTTATTTGGCCAGAAGTTGTATTAATAAAATAACCTTCTCCATTTGCTCCTGTAAAATCTCCTGTCTTTGGAGTTGTTTGCCAGTCTACTGTACCAGTTCTACCAAAACCTGATTGTGATGCACCAGTTGCTAATGCAACTGTTTTACCACTTGCACCTAATGTAATTGTAGAACTACACTTTGATACAAGTGCACTTCCACATGAATCTTGAATTGTATTTACTTTAATTGTACTTGTCATATGTTACCTATTGATATTTATACCTTATTATAACTATACCAGATCCACCTGCACCACCAGCGGCATCATTATTACCACCACTACCTCCTCCACCAGTATTAGTTGTTCCAGCATTTCCAGTTCCTGAAGGATTTCCATTAGCTCCTCCACCAGTTCCACCTGCTCCAACTGTTGGTGTTCCTGCTGATCCACCTCCTCCTGCAAAACTTGCTGATGATCCATTAATTTCTGTAGTTGCTCCATCTCCACCAAAACCATTTCCATCTGTATTACCAGCTTCAATAGCTCCACCACCACCACCTCTTTGGCCACTTGGGTCATGGTAAGTTCCACCTGGATTACCTTGTGGAGGTGAAACTGGAGGTGTATTACCTGCACCTCCTACATCTGGACTAACTGTTTCTCTATTTCCTCCACCTGAACCTCCATCATTTCCTTTATGCGGAGATGCCCCACCAGCTCCTGCTCCACCACCAGCAGATGTTATAGTTGAAAAAATTGAATTATTTCCATTACCACCTGCAGAAGCAGCATTACCCGAAGGACTAGCTGAACCTCCTGCACCAACTGTAATTGGATATCCAGTAGCTGAAACTGGAACTCCTGTAGGATTTCTTAGTGGTGAACCTGTATAAGAATCATTTATTCCTAAACCCTCTCTAAATCCACCAGCACCTCCACCGCCACCTGTATCACCACCAGCTCCTGCTCCTCCTGCAACAACTATATAAGAAACTGTATTAGATCCTGCTGAATTACCTGCAGCTGAAACACAAAAAGTTCCTGGTGATGTAAATGTATGAATTTTAAAATCTCCACAAGTAGCAACCGTATTTCCACCTGTTGCTGTTATAAATTGAGCTCCCATTTGACTTGTAGTATCTTCAGTAATTAAACTCCAACCTTTAGTAGAATCCATAAAAACTAATACAACAGATTGACCATCTGTGCTTAAATTAGCATTTGCAGCATTGCCATCCATATTAGAACTATTTCTATTTAATATAACTTTGTTAGTTCCAAATGTTCTAGCATAATCTTTTATTGCAACTACGTTTCCTGCACTTGGTGAGGCAGGTAGTGTGACAGTTATATCTGAGCCACCACTTGTATTTACAAAATATCCTTCATTACTTACAGCTGTAAAATTAGAAGTTTTAATAGATGTTTGCCAACTAATACCACCTGTTGAGCCAAAACCTGTTTGTGTTGCTCCACAACCAAGAGTTACTGCTGTACCAGAACCACCTAAAGTTAAGGTTGAACCTGAAGATTTTACAATTTCATTAACTTCTATTTTACTCATTATACTATTACCAATGTTCCCGCAACTGTAACTGTTCCAGCAAATGTGACTGGACCAGCTAATACTGCATTACCTTCAATTAACATATTTTCATCCATTGTTGATGCATGTTCAAATACATCTTCGGATGCAGGTTTATCACCTATATATAAAACTCCGTTTACTACTGCTGCCATGTTACCTCTCTATAATTATTATGTACTAATACTATCTACAACACT